TTGCGTTTTTTGCGGTCTTGTCCTCAGTGTCAGTTGCCAGCAGGGACTTGGAAGCGTCCATGAACATCTCAAGCAGCGCAGCCATCAGCTCTTCCTTCTCGTCGATGTGGGCAAACATTTCGTCCACGACTTTACGCTTGATGCCACGATTCCGGGCGATAAACGCGCCGTAGAACAGGGCGCGGGAGTTGGACAGCAGGTTGGTCATCTGGGTGTACTGGCCAATCTGAAAGCCTGCACGTTCGGTAGCTTCCACGCTGTCACGGGTGAAAGTTAGCTCATAAGTGTTCTTGCCATCGGGGGAATGAAAATTGATAACCTTTGCAGCCATAATAAATGCTCTCCTTTATAAATAGGGACAGAACCAAATCCTTTGTTCAGTTCTGCCCGGTTTGATTGATTGATTTGTTTTTTGGTTTAGCCGCCAGTGATAGTCAGGGTTTCGCTGAACTCAGGCTTCTTGGTAAAGATACAGTTGATGGTCATTTCCACGACCTCGTCAACGCCAAAGCCAGACAGACCAACCTGGTGCATACCCTGCCAAGAAAAGCCGGAGCCGTCCTGCATTTTCAGTGCGTAGTACTTGACGGCATTGCTTTCGGAAGTCTCGTCATAGCCAGCTTCCTTGACTTTCTTGTAGTCATCCTTGTTGTAGTTGGCGGTGAAGGACTTGGTGTCGCTCTGAATGATACCGAAGATGTTGACCTGCATTGGGTCAGACAGAGTGGTTGCATCCAGAAGGTTCGGCTCGGAGATCAGGTCGGGCACATCCTTGATGTCGCACAGCTTCGTCAGGGCGGTTGCGCTGTCGCCACAATACAGGGTGGTATTCAGACCGGAGATAGCAGTACTCATAGAATGTTTACCTCCTTAGTTTCGGTAAATCATTCCGTCCTCTCCGATTGTTGCCCCATAGCTGCAATCAATCCGATAGACGGAATTGTTGTACAGCCCATTTAACGGGGCAAACGATTTTCGATAAAAATTGAGCGGTTCTAATACAGAATCCACGATGTTCACAATGGAGCGGGCTTCTGCAATGCGTCCGCTGGTTTTGTTGGAATAGACACGCACACGCAGGGAAACAGCAGCGTACTTGCTGTGGCTGGCAGAATCCCGATGAACCGGGAGATTGCTGTTTTCCTCTATCTGCACACACGGGAACTTCTTGACGTTGCTGTCATTGATTTCACCAGTGACAAAGATGCCGGGAACCTGTTTTCGAAGTTCGGTCGCAACAGCCGTGAAGATGGAATTGAAATAATCAATCAACTATTCCAAACCTCCCTCCACGTTGCTTCTACTTGAGAAGCCATTTCCTCAACAGCTCCCCACATAGCCATAGCTGGCTCGTTGCCATCGGTGTAATTCAACTGACCTTTGCCATCCACTTGTTTGACAGGCGTGCCAGCATTGCCGGGATCGCCGTAGTAGTACCATCTGCGGTTTGCGCCTTGCCCTTTGCCGTAGGAGCCATGTGCACCAACACCAGGCGGTAGTTCGCCACCATATCCGTTGTGATGTGCGCCAGTGCCAAACTCGATAAAGGCAACTGCCTTTCCGTGAGCTACAATCGCAAAGCCATTAGGTGTCTGTACAGGGTCGTGTTCAACCGTAACATCGTTGTCTCCAGCGTACTGTGCGTTAGCAAACCGCACCGTTGCAACGTCAATGCCTTTTTGAGCTAGTGCCCTTGCAAACTCCTTCGCCTTTTGGTTCAGGGTGGTTTTGTATTCCTGTATCTGACGTTCTGCATCACGAAGTCCGGCATCGCTCAACCTCACTTTAATTTTCACTTGCAGCCACCTCCTTCAGCGCATACAACGTGTCTGTAATATGCTCTGCGACCTTGACCACAATGTAATTGAAGGGCTTTGAAACGTCCGTCTGAAACCAGACGTGCGTACCTTCATAAAGCGGTGTGTTGCGCTTTTTGCTGGATGAGCTGACAACATAGCTGTAATCCGTGAACGCCCCAAAAGGACTTGCTTCAGCAGAACCAGTAGGCGGGCTGACGTTCAGTATCAGCTTTGCAGGGTCACTCCACGTCTGCAATGTCTCGCCAGTTTCGTTTCCCCATTCGTCCACAACAGGTTTTTTCTCGCCGATAGGGTTTGAATACCAAAGCGGGCGCTTGTCCAGAGGGCTTCCATTGAACATCAGCCGATAACACCTACTCTCGGAACCACTTCATTCAGCAGGGACTGCGCCACATCGGACGATTCCCAGACACGAGTGATACCGTTATTGGTATAGCTCGTCTGTCCGTTTGCGCCGATGTGGTTGTACAGTTCCGCTGCAATGCGTATCTGCAACGACTGATACTGCAAGGGCAGCTCGTCCGGTCTGTTGCCGAAGGGGTAGCCCTGTGCAAATATCTTGTCTTTGGCGAAATCAAGCAGCAGGTCGAAGAGTGGGTAGTCCTCGTCCGTGATTTCACGGTCAAGCGCAGGGGAGATGTACTGCCCCAGTTTGACTGCCACTTCGGAATACTGATCTCCCATGCTGCTTTCCTCCTTTCGCCTTAGTAAGCCTTGATGCAGTACACAGCGTCCATGCGCTCAAAGGACGGCAGGACGATTTCAGAAGCATAGATGTTAGTGTTGACAGGATGCACGGTCAACTCGGTAGTAATGGCAACGCCAGTGTTCACAATGGACACGGATGCGCCGGACTGACCGGACATCAGATCAGCTTCCTCAGGGGTAGTGCCATACCAAGTCGTACCGAGTTTGCCATCAGGAGCCAGAACAACATAACCGTCAGGAAGATATTTTGCGGTGTCACCACCGCCTTCAGGACGATACTTCTTGTTGTATGTGAAAATCTCAAGGCCAGTTGCCTGACGAACAACTTCCTTTGCTTCATTCGCGGTGAGAACGGAAGTGGTTCGATTGTTGATGGTAAGGAACCGGTTCTTTACTTCATCGGCAGCAATCATTTTCGCGAGCGTAGCCTTGTTCATAAAGACACGAGTAACTTCTTCACCAGTTGCATCATTGACAGCATCGGCCGCAGCAATCAGGTCAGAAATAGGCGTAGCAGAAGCGGGAGTGTCCCACTTTGCGGAAGTTGTCAGTGCCTTGTAATTGCTCTTTTTCCACGTTCCATCAGGGTCGTAATTGTAAGTGTAGTTCACACCGTTTGCCTTGATGGTGATGCCGGGAGTGCCATTTGCAGGAGCCAGCAACTGCCAAATCATACGTTCAGGCACGATGCGTGCGCCGGTGACGAGATCGCTTACATCGTCATAAATGCGCTTCACAACGTCGCGGGCATAAGGGTCGTTGCTGTCGAGAACACGCAAGATTTCCTGACGGTCTTTCTCACCCAGATGGTAGCCCTCACGGAAGAACGGCATCTCGGTCTCATCGAACTTGAAGCCCTCACGGGTGCGGAACGTAGCCTTTGCGTCAAATGCGCTGGGCATCAGGGAAACGCCAACGCCCTTGTGACCACGCAGCCACTTCAGGTCGAGACCGGCCTTCTTCTTGGCGGGAAACAGTGCATCAGATGCAAAGGGCATCGCATTGGTGGGGTCATTCGTCCAATAGGCGGCAATCGCAGCCGGGGCAAAGACTTCCTTAAGATTCAGTGCCATGTTGTTTTACCTCCTATTAAGCGTTCACGCTGATGTTGTCACGGCAGAAGATGCCAGGAATGGCAGTCTTGAGCGCAGTAATCGTATCAGAATCATAGGTGAAGCCAGAGCTTGCGGTAGCCTTTTTGGTGTCGATAACGCCACGAATCAGCAGGGAAGCATTGGGGTTCTCTGCCGGGTCAACGTCATACAACAGAATGCCGTCTGCGGTGGCAGAAGTTGCCTTCTTGCCAGCCAGCGTCATGGGATAGCCAGCCTTAACCGCAGCAGCTTCGGTCACGGTAAAGGGGATGGCGGTGTAGTCATTGGAAGCAAGGATGGTATCGTTGATTCCGTTGACCGTGTTTCGGGTAAACTTCATGTTTTCCTCCTTGTTAATGGAAAGCACTCATTGCGTCACTCGATGCCTTAGAAACATTTGCGTTCTGCTGTGCAAGGCTCTTAGCAAATGCCACGCCTTCGCTGTCAGAGCCGCCCTTGCCATCCGCACCCGGAGGTGTGGGCATATCCTTCAGCAGGGAAGCCTTGTAAGCGGTGTCGTGGGCGGTCATAAATTCCGACTGGAACTTAAACACCTTGTCCATGTCACCGTCAGCCAGTGCAGACGCAGCCTTATTAGCAAGTTCAGCGTCATAACCCTGTGCAACGAACTTCTCACGGTAAGATGCAAGGGTCTTTTCCTTGACGAGGTTTTCCTTGTCGGCAGTCAGGGCTTCAATCTGTTTCTGCATCTCTGCCAGCTTGTCAGCCTGTTCCTGCGCGGCGTTCTCGTCATCGGTACGCTTTGCCTTGAGCTGCTTCTTGTATTCAGCAGCTTCGCCATTGGCTTTTGTCACGGCGTTGCGTAGCTTCTCAACCTCTGCGTTAGGGTCTGCAACCTTTTCAAGCGCAGAGATGATTTCATCGGCGGTCATACCCTCTTTGTAGGCATCACCAAGCAACACATTGAGTTTCATATCGTTAATTTCCTCCTGCGTTTTTTTACCGTTGCTTCCCTGCAACGCTGCGAAATTTGTATCCCGGCTTCCCTGCCGGAATATGCAAAGGACTATTCGCCCTCTGTTTCTTTATTGGTGCTTTCAGACTGTTCGTCAGATGTTTTGTCGGCGTCAACAACTTGTTTAGGCTGTTGTTCCTGCGGCTTCGGTGCTTTCCCATCCTTACCCAGCTTGCCAGCGACAATCAGGAAGGGCTTGCTCATTTCATAAGCAGCCTGCGGGTCAGGGAACAAACCGGGCGTAGTAAATGCCAGCTGCGGGTCAATCGGCTGCTGAATCATCTGTGCGAAAATCTGAACCTTGCTTTGCTGATTATCGTACTGGCGACGGGGCAGCTTGATGTTGATGTCACTTGCCATCAACTTAGAACCAGCCGTGTCACGCAGGATTTTCAGCATCACAGACAAGCTTTGGCGCTCCGAGAACTTAAACATATTCTCGTACTGCTGCGCCCTTGCTTCTGTGTGATTCCATCCGTTGCGGACGATGACTGCGCCCACGTTGTCAGACGTTGCGTTCTCGCTGCCAGTGGCACTAGGCATGGCAGTCAGACTACGATACACGTTCAACATGGAATCAAGCAGGGTCTGGCTCTGCTGCTGGTCAAGCTCGTTTGCAATCTGCGATACAGAAGCGGGCAGCCCGGAAGTAGATTTCAGGCACATTGCGCCAAGTTCCTTGACTTTGTTCAGCGCATCCTCGTCCACAAGGCAGTTGGTAAACACCATGATGGACTGGATGAACTGCGCCACGCCGTCCAAACGGTTGCTTTCAAGGTCGTTGATAGCATCCAGCACAGGGATAGCCGGTTCAAACAGTCCCATACGCTCTGGGTTGAGCTTGTATTCGACCATCGGCAGCATTCCCAGAGAGTGATTCTCAGACTTTGTGACTTTGCCGTTGTCGATTTCAAAATACTGGTTTGGCGTATACACGCAAATCAGGTCGTTCAAGTCGTTCTGATAATTGCGTGGGATGTGCAGCACGTTGGCGATGGGCTTGTGACCAATGCCGGAATTGTAGATCACATACGCCATATCCGGGTCGGGAACGTCCACCAACAGGGGCGTTTCGTCCGGGTAGTTGCCGCCATATCCCTTGTCAGGGAGAACGATGCGGTATCCCTGCCCGCACTCCAACATCCACTGCCAGAGTCTCCGATCAAGCGCGTCCTTACCCTCATACTGCAAAGCGTTGGACAGACGGGCGACTTCCTCGCCGTCACCTGTTGCCGTTTCAGACCGCACATAAGAGCACGGCGTGCCGCTCATATAACCTGTGTAAAAGCCCACGCACTCGTTGGCGTGGTTCTCTACAATGCGGTTCGTGATTTCAGCGTGATATTCCTTCGTGCGGAGGAGAACAGGCTGACTTCCCAAGTAGTAGTTGTGCAAGAAGCGAATCTCATTCTTGTTCAGCAGATGAATAGGCTCTGCCTTACCCATGACCACTTTCAGCACGTTTGCCCGATTGATTTCCGTCTCCGGCGTTTCAATCGGTCTGCGTCCGGTCAGCGAATTATTCAAAAAGCCGTCAACTACAATCTGATACTCAGCCATGTGTTCCTCCTTCCTGACAAAATAAAAAGCGCAGCAAGACAAACCTGTTAAGGTCTATCTCACTGCGCCAAAAGTGCGCCTTAAACTTATTTTTGATATATAAAAATCGATCTAGGCTTCCACTGAGAAATTCTTTCAGATATATCTTTTACATGAATATACCCCAAAGAAAGCATTTTATTTTTGCTGTTTTCCCCAGCGGTTAAAATTGATGCAAGAGCCAAATTCCCGTGTCCACAACAAGAATTTATTGTATTAACTCCCTTTGATTTTAAACTCAATAATTCATCTTCAAGACACAAATCGCAGCAAAACCCATATCGAGTTTTTACGCAACATTTATATTCTCCAATTTTTGAACTACTACAAAACTTTTTTGCGTTTTCTAAATCAAGAGAACTAATCTTGCCGCTTTCAAAAAGAGCAATTATATTTTCTTCTAATACACACATAACGTTGTCCTTTTTACCTTTCAGGAGAATGAATTATTTTAACCCATCCTTCCCTTGTGTCTCCTTCGATAACGCCCTTGCATCTGTCACACTTGAAATGGTATCGTCCGTCCACTTCGCCAAGATAGCGATTGCAGCGGACGTTCTTATAGATTGGGTTTTGCCTGATACAAGGGCAACAGATTCTAACTAGCATGGTCGCTCCTTTCGTTGGATTTCTGGAAACAGGCTGTTGAGCACAGACCTGTCGGAAGCTACTGGGAAACTGTTCGCACTTCCAGCCGTGCTATTTTCCGCCCCGGAAAACCTTCGCAGTCTTTATGTTTGCCGGACAGGCAATGGTTCGGGCTGCGATTCGGACGCGGAAGCCGGATTTGAACCAGCGACCTCTTGGTAACCAAGCGAGCTACCTGACTGCTCCACTCCGCGATAGAAACCCGGCTTGATTGGTTAACCGCTGCTCTTTGCAAAAGGAGAAAATTCAAAAAAGCCTTTTACATCGAGAGCCGGGAATAGCGGTGAGGTGTCAAAAGAGAAATCCCATGCAAAGCAAGAGGATAGTTGTGCTGCGTAGCGGGTTTGAACCGCTTCGTGTCAGTTGGGGGAGTACAAACAACGTTCCGTCCACTCGGAAACGCAACATATAATCCCCACGACAGAGAAAGGCAGCTGTCGTGGGTGAGCAAGAAAGGAAGGTAATGCAACAAACTGACGAGTAAAAATGACTAAAACCACGTCAATGCAATACCTAGAGGAAGCTGCAAATCTTCCTAGTACTATTGTAAGCCATGTCAATAGGCAAATCAAATTTTAATGCCTACGCACCCGGCTATTTAGGGGAATTATTAAAATGGCCTCTTGACAGGCTCGATTTTACTGATTCCGTTGTACAATTCATCGGCAAGCTGCGCCAGACTGTCCGGCGCATCATCGTGCGGGACTTTGCCAAGCTGCGTGAACATCGTCACTTGCTCCATGAACGCCTTGTACTCTTTCGACTGGTGCTTCTCGTCAAGAAAATAGAACCGCTTGATGTCCGGCGCATACTGGATGATTCTGGACAGCTTGCTTTGACCGCTTGGCGCACGCTGGCTGCGAACAGAGCAGTGATAACCCTGCTGCCGAAGTTGGCTGTCAACAACGTCACAGTATTCATCACCGCCATTGTTGGCTTCGCCGCGCACCACGTTGATTTTATGCTGGATGATTTTGCCTACGACTTCCGGTCTAGTCACGGTCTTATCGCCATTATTGAACACAAGGTCAGGAATGAACACGGCATCGCCGTACACATAAGCGATAGGACAGGCGGTAAAGTCACCGCCACCCCATGCAATATCCATGACCATGAGCTTGCGATCGGGTTCACCATCAGGCAGAACGCCATTAAAATATCGCAATTCATCGGCAGGGAACAGTAGACCTTCACGCACATAGGGCTTGCCCATGTACTTTGCCCACCATGTTGCATCGTCAATGCTGGCTTTCATGTCGGCATAGTAGGCATCGTCAAATCCCACACCGTAGTCATAATTGAAATTGCTGTGTCCATTCTCGTCCACAGCGGGAATCACACGAAATCTGTACTTTGGATTATCTGCGTACTGGTTCTGGATGCGCCCCAGAGGGTCAAGCACGTTCCATCGAGTACCGACCATCAATTCCAATGCGCCCTGCTTTTTTCGGTCTTTCAACTGGTTTAAGTAGGCATCGTACTTGTTGTTTAGACGCTCAATGTTCAGACTTTCTTCCAAGTCCTCGATCAGGTCATCACTGTACAGAACACCGCCCTCGCCAATTTCAACAGCGCCAGTCAACGTGCCGCCGATGGAACGACAGGTCAGGGTTGGAAAACGCTTCTTTCGGTTCAGGTCAACGCTTTCATCCTTTGCGCTTTTGTCCACAAGCTGAACGTCAGGAAAGATTTTGCCCCAATTATAGGTAACAGGGTCAGTGATGATAGACAGAACTTCGCCGTAAAAGCCGTTGGTCAGCTTGTCAGAATGTCCGCTCATGACCGATGCAACGTCCGGGCGGTTGCCCATAAGCCATGTGATGAAGAAAATGCACAGCGTGCTGTTATGGGTAGGAATCAGCCGTTTGCCAGCGCAATATACGCCGCCCTCAACCTGAATGCAGTTGCCTTGCTTCGGCTCGATGCGCTCAAACCCACAAAATGCCACACGGCGAGGTTTGGAGAACTCCTTTAACTGCTTGCGAGGAACAACGCAGGGAATAGGGCAGGTAGGATTAAAAGAGATGGAATAAACTGTCAGATTGCCTTTAATGCCACTAGATGATACACGAGGTGGATATTCAACCACGCTGCATCTCCATCCAAAGGTAGAAACCAGCGTGACAAAATCATCTCTCATTTGCGGCTCTGTGGTAGAAAAAGCGTACCGATGCTCTTTTGCCCGTAACGTACCGTCTGTATCGAGCAGACCGGCAAGCAATTCCATACGCTGTGCAATGCTGGCTGTGAAGTATTCTTCTGGGATGTGCTTCACGCAGCGGCTGTGGCTATGGCACATATCGCCTTTTTGGAGTGCCTGTCGCAAGCCAGAGAATCCGTAGTACTCAACGCCAGTATCCTTATGAACCGTGTGCCAGCTAACAGGGTATCCATCGTTAATAACACGCTCAACAATCACTCGATCACAAGGAGGTTCGCAAATATCCGGGTGCTGATTGCGACCATCGCCAAGCCATGCGCCCAATGTGTACGGCTCAACAGGCAGTTTCTTATATTCTCCCTCGACAAAATTTTTGAACGGAACCTGATAGCAGAATCTTATACCGTCCTTCGTGTCGGCAACATAATCCTCCATCATCCGCTTGGTTTCGATTACATCAAATCCGTTCTTATGCCGGTTAAAGACCGGCCACTCGTGGTTTTCGTGGCAATCAATGTATGTGCCGTCAGAGAAATGGCATCGCACATCAAGCTGGCACTTAGGAGATACAGCCAGCACCTTTACAAACTGGCCTTTTGGACTGATAACTTCATCACCAACCTGCAAATCGCCGTGATTCTTCCACCCACTTCTTGTTAAAATCGGCGTATCATCACTCAAAGCCTTGCCTACGCGAGCAGGGAGACTAACCCCTAAAAAATCAATTCGCTTATAGAACAAGTCCTCTAGGTCGTCTGCCAGCACTTTCAGCACTCTGCGTCTGGGCTGATAGAACTTCTTCTCCGGCGCACGATTCCATTCAAGGTAGATGCAATAGCTGTCGAACACATCTTTTGCTTCAAACAGGTACGTCCGGCTGATAATGTCATAAACCTTTGCCACGTCCTCGCCTGTTTTCATCTTGCCCATCATGGCTGCACAGACAGAGCGCAACTCACCAGAGTATTTGTAGGCATCGAACCGCTTGTCCTGTGGCTGGGCGTCTCTCAGGTTCACCACCGCCTGAAACCAATCCTCATAGACCTGTGCTTCGGTCGGATTCTGTTTTGCATACGCTTTGATGCTGTCAATGATAGCGATACACTGTTTTGGCTGCATAAAAAAATAGGCACCCCCTACCTGAAAATGTAAAGAGTGCCTACAACTGCACAAAAATTAAATATTCGGTTTTATAATGCTGTTTCGGAAAGATTATTTACGAGGAAGCGTTATAACGTGTCATAAGCGTGTTTCCATTGATAATTGTTCAATAATTTTAAGCATCTTGTAAATCGCTTCGAGATTATCCATATTGTCCTCTTACCCAAATATGTGCGGTAACCACGCTGTCAAAATACAAGTCAGAACGCCTGTCACAGCGCCAAACAGAAAGCCAAGAAGCCGTTCTTTCCACCGCTCTATGCGTTCCAGTTTCTCAATGTTCTTATAGTTCTTTGCACGTTCCAACAACCAGAACCCTGTGTGATGCTTATCTCCCCATCGTATCAGGCCATCGTTGGCAAGAGATTCAAGGACTATTTGTGCTCTGAAATCTAGCTTGCTTTGAAGAACCTTTACCGAATAGAACCCGTTCTCCATGTCAGGCTCGTATGCGTTCAGCGTGTCGATCAGGCGCTTCATGTTGTCTGTGAGAATCATAAAAAACACCTCAGTATGATTGCAGCAACAAGCAAGCCAAAAAACAAGCCGACCATAAACGCCACCCAAAAGTGCCAATCTCGTTCATACTTGCTCATAAGCTACTCCTTTCACCTGTTCTGTTCAGCAATCCGATACCATGTCTGGCGGGTCACACCAAGCTGCTTGGCAGCATCGGTGACGGTCAGCAGACGCTTTTCCACCTGTTTGTGCAGAATATCAAAGAGGTTGCGGTCGTACTCGGTGGGTTTGCGGCCTTCTCTGTAATCGGGACGCTGACTGGCAATCTTCTTACCCTCTCTGGTGCGCTCAACAATCATGTCACGCTCAAACTGGGCAAACACAAGGAACATACCTCTCATAGCCCTACTAGCAGGGGTGTTATCCATCACGCCAAGATTCAACACGTTCACCCGGATTCCTTTTTCAATCCACGAATCAATCAATTCATACCCACCGACAAGGCTTCTGGCAACACGATCTAGCTTCGTCACAACGATTGTATCGCCGCTCTGGACTTCTGCTTCCAGCTTGTCCAGTTCCTTGCGTTCCATTTTAGTGCCGGTATATACCTCTTTGAAAATCTTGGTTGCACCAGCAGCCTTGAGGGCTTCTTCCTGCGATTCAAGGCTGTTGCCGTCAATCGCCTGTCCAGCGGAACTAACACGAGCGTAACCGTAGATCATTCGGGTTCACCGTCCTTCACTCTATGTCGATGCCTTCGCAATTTTTGAACTGCGCATCACGAGGAACAACTACAATTTTATATCCCATCATATTCAGCATTTCGTTTAGCTTATTAACGCTAATATTTTTTTGAGAAAGACGTTCGCTTAAAGTTGGCTGTTTAATTTTAAGCCTGCTGCAAAGCTCCGCTTGTTTTATATCCTCTTTTCTCATAACCTCTTTTACTGCTTCTCCTGCTTTCATTTTTTGCATCCTCTCTTTCTTGATGCTATTATATCAGATGAACCCTATAAAATCAAGACATTTCTGATATTTCCACAATTTTCCAATTAACGCCCTTTATATTATATATAAATATACTCTAGTATGTATTTATACATACTAGAGTAGTATGAGGGCGTTTACTTAGTTAATCACAATCAGGTAGAAAATTTTCTATAATAAGGAGTAATTTTGTCAAACTTCATTTCCGTAAAACTTTGGGTCTTGACAAGCATATTTTCACGCTTTATACTTGTTCCAGCGAAAGCGAGGTGATAGGCTTGGTAAGACGAGCAGAAACCTCGGAACGTGATAAGCTGCGCATGATAAGCACCCGACTCACTGAGAGCCAGATCGCAAGCATGGAGAGCAGCGCAAAGGCATTGGGTATCTCAAAGGTCGATGTTATCCGCATGGGTATCGAGTGGGTGGCATCCTATGTTGAGAACATCAAGGCATAAAAAAATAAGCTACCAGCGAGTACTTTGGACGGTCACGCTGATAGCTTATCCACATCACGAAACGAGAACCTGCAACCACCAAGGGGGCAGTCTCCCTTTTCGGAATCTATTATACCAAAAAGGGCTGCTCTCCGCAAGAGTTAGGAGCAAAAAACATGAACTTTCCCACGACAACCGAAGAATTTCTGAAAACCCTCGCACATGGCAAAGAGCCGGCCAGCGAGGACAGGGAGTACGCAGAAGCATTGGGCAAGCTGTCTGAACTAAACTACCGGGCAGGGTACGAAGCGGGAGCAGCCAAAAACAACAGTTAAATTTTTTGCAAGTCTACAAACTTTTGGATTTTGTACAGATACCAGTACTACATTAAGCGTTTGCGTAATTGACAAACCACAACATATTGCATATACTGGTTGCACTTACATGAAGGGAGGTGAGTTTATGTACAGTCCTTATCTCGAACGGCACAATCACACGTTCACTGTTGCACTGACCGAACGGCAGTTCCAGTGGCTGAAAGCCTATTGCACCGAACACAAGGTCGCACAGGCAGCAGCCATCCGTGACACATTCTTTGAAGTGCATCCAATCCCGGAGACCAATGAAAACGAAAAATGATACGCTCGCTAAAGTTTGCCGACCTGAGCGAGCGTATCATCCACACTCAGAGAGCATAGACCCTCTTTGGGTTATTATACCAGAGATGGCCTGCTCTCGCAAGATAGAAAGGCTAAATTTCTATGAATAATAATCTTGAAACCATCCGAATCTTCTCCGAAGATGTTATCCCTGTGTACGACACCGACACAGGCGAAAAGGTTGTGTTAGGTCGGGAGCTGCACGAGAGGCTCAAAATTAAAACCGCATACAAAGACTGGTTTCCTCGTATGTGCGAGTATGGTTTTGTTGACGGAAAAGACTATGGCTCATTTTTGAGCAATAGGTCTGATGGGCTTGCCGGGAAGCCTAAAACCGACCACATTATTACTTTGGACATGGCGAAGCACATTGCAATGATTCAGCGCACACCGCAGGGCATGGAGATTCGCCAGAAGCTGATTGACCTTGAGAAGAACGCGTCCGTCAACCAGTTCGCAGGGCTTTCTAAGGAACTGCAAGCAATCCTTGTGATCGACCAGCGCACCATGAAGCAGGAGCAGCGCATTTCCGCTCTTGAGAACACTATGACCATCGACTACAACCAGCAGCGTGTGTTGAAGCGTGTCGTGAACACGGTGGTCATCAATGCTCTGGGCGGCATGGACAGCCCAGCCTACAAGAGCCGCAGCGTCTCTCAGAAGCTGTTCATGGAATGCAACCGGGACATTCAGGACTGGTTCAACGTGAACAGTCGAAACAACGTGCCAAAGAAGCGGTTTGATGAAGCTGTCGAGTACATCAAGAAGTGGAGACCGTGTGCAAACTCTGTTATGTTGGTTCAGGTCACGAACGGCCAGACCCAGATGCCCATGTGAAAGGAGAATAACTATGCTTACCGCAGATAAGATTCAGGATATGGGGGAATACCTCAACTACGCTTTCGAGACCATGCTGAAGCTCTGGCGCACCGTTGACTACAGCGAGTGCGTCCACGAGCCTGTTATCGCTTGTGACGGAAAGGTTGTCGATAGCGGTCAGCTTTCCTTTGAACCGGACGAAAACGGCGAGATCGAGCCGGTTCTGCTCCGGGACAACAAGTGCATCATGCACGATGTGAAGTATTGGATGCCCTTGCCCAATGTTGAGTACCATCCCTATCACTTTGAAATCGTAAAGTAAACAGCCTATAAGAAAAGCCAGTGGTTAGAGAACATCTAGCCGCTGGCTTTTTATTTACGGAACTATGAATCGGCAATCAGTGAATTTGTTTCCGTCAAAATCACCGACGAATGTAACGGTCTGGCCGGGAGAAAGCATAGAAATCTTGTCTTTTTCGTTTTCCGGGAATCCAGCCATATAAACGGTATAACCAATGCTGTGAGAAGTGACGAAGTTCACGCTGAGCATAACAGTGTACGGATTATCCAACTTAATCATTGCGTCTGATACACTGTTGACTTGATATGTCACCTTATATTGCTTACCAGCGTATTTGTCTTTTGCCTTTACAGCGTTGTCGGCCGCCTGTTTTGCATAGTCATCCAAATCAAGCGTTGGAATATCATCATCTGGGTTATGCGAAGAAGCACTGGATGCCACCCGCTCACTGCTTGCGGGTTCAGAGCTTATAGGCTGTTCAGATTCGGATGCCGCTTTTTGAGATGCCGGAGTGCTGCTTGCTGAGCTTTCGGAAACTTCCTCAATAGAGCTATCATCCAGTTCCGTTGCCGTAGACTTGGCGGAGGAAGATGTAACGCCGGAGCTTGCCAATTCATCATGTGATGGCTCTGGTGTTACAGCCAAACATATAACGAAAACTGCAAATGATATAAAGAAAGCAATTAACATCCGATTGTCTTTCTTATGCGTTGCTTTGTTGTAAAGACACAGCGCTCCAAACACAGGCGTTGCAACCAGAGCAATCATTCCAAATAAAGCATACATTTTATGATCCCGCCTCTCATTCAACAGGAGTAAACAAGACTTGCGTTTCAAGCGACAGCTGAATATTGTAACCATCCTCTACAGTTACTCTTTGTTTTTCGCCTGTTTTTGAAAACCTCAGCACAGATTTTACATCATCCGAGTTATCATTATTCACCACAAAAACAGTAGCCATCTTCTCTCCACCCTTGTTTTCTACGGTGTATTCACCAGCAGGAATCAAATAACGTGTATAAGTATATTGTCCATAAGTCTGGCTTGGAATAGTAACCTCTTCACCATATTTTCCAAGTGCTCCATCAACCAGCATAAAAGAATTATCTTCTTTTACAGTTTCAGAAGAAGCAACAACAGACTGTGCGACTGTTTCATTCTGGATTTCCACAGAGGATGTAACAGAAGATGTCGGTTCCTCACTTTTAGGATTAGCCGTAACATTCGTTCTTTCTCGTGGATTCACAAGGTCTTGGATAAAAGATATAACAATCAAGGCTACAAGGATTTTGAACCACAGCCGCTTATAAGCTGGCTTTGGCGGTGTATTCTCTCCACCACACTGCGGACAGGTTTTAGCGGTAGCTGCTATCCTTGCGCCGCAGTGTCTACACTTTACGAGTTTTGCCATTTTACAATGCCCCTTTCTTACGGTCAAGTATAGCACAGATTAGACCAGGAAAGGGGCCTTTTTGTATTTTTCGGAAAATTTGGAGACTTGCACAATCGGATGGGTTTTGATTTGTGAAGGTGGGGTGGGTATTGGCAATGAAAGCGCCTTTTTTATTTTGGTCGGAGGAGACGGGGCTCACCACCCCCACCCGGGCCTCCGGCCCCATTCCCCCTAGGTGGAGGCCCCGGCCCCAGCGCACCCGGAACGACTGCGCAGCACAGGCAACAGGGCAGACCGTGCCAAAATACAAGGACAAACCGCCCACGCCTGGCAGATCGGGACTGTGCAGGACGCTGGAGGGCGTGGAGTGTGTCCAAAACTGTGCAGATATGGACAGCACAATTTTGCCATTTTGTGCCAGAAAAATAAATCAGAAAAATCTTATATTTTTGCTCAAAAAGTATTGACATATAAGATATATCTGATATAATAGAATCAAGATAAGACATATCTGATAATCAACATCACGAAACACCAAAACAGGAGGACAAAAACCATGATGAACAACAAAGAGATTGATTATACCGCCTGCCCCATTCCGGGTGACTATGAAGGCCGTAGCCATCGCGCGTGTGTATGGTACAACAGAGCCCGCGCCGCGTTTGACCTTGCCACGCTTGACAAATTAACAACCGCTGATGACAAAGCCGCTGACCGCGTCCCTACTGAGGCATACGAAAAAGCAAGAAAGATCCTTGACAGCGTGCAGCGTTGGGGGCTTGCAGATGCAAGAGCATGGGAGCTTGACAACGACAGCCGCTATTATAACTCCGAGTGGCTCAAAACCCGACAGGCTCAGCTTGCAAAACGGCGTGTAAAGCTCAACAAAGAGCTTGCAGAATACGGCTTGCAAATTGACAGTTACGGCTTGTATCCTTGCATCCGAGAGATCACAAAGCCGGGTACTGATATGAATTTATTGTACTGGTTTTAATGGATGGTATAAATATGAACAAGCTTGTATTTGAAGTAAACAATGGTAGAAAATTGGAACTTGTGCAGCGGGAGGATAACGGAACGACTCTTATTTGCTCCCTTGATGCGCCGGACAACGAAGCGTATATAAGCGCTGATGACTTTGTGCAACTGATTAACCTTTATCGCTATTGCAAGCGGTACGACATCAAGAACGATTGGATTAACCCCAACGGCAAAAATACGGAGGTATAAAAAATGACTAGATCAGACGAATTAAACGCCGAAATCCGCAATCAGGCCGTGCGCCTGTATCCCAAGTGCACCGGGCTGTTTGAGCTGCCGTTGATGGTATACACTCAGATTGTAGCGGACAACTTGACCCGCTCCAAGCCCTACCGCCTCAGCGTTGAGCGGTGCAAAAAAATTATTTTGGCAATGCCGGAATTTGACTAAAAAGGGGTGCAAACAATGATTACTTTGGACTTTTCCCAGTGGGCCGCCCTTTGGTATGTTGGCGGCATGGTCAGCGGGGCGCTGGTCATGATAGCATTTCTTAATAGCTAAGGAGGACTAAAAAAAATGACGTTGTTTGAAGAAAAAGTGAACGAGTACCGCGAAAACAAGCGGCTGCTGGAAGAGCTTGAAGCAATGAACGAAGCAATCAAGTCTGATATTATCTGCATGATGCAAGGCGCGCCAGAAATGGCGCAAGGCACGGCAAAGGCCATTTATAAGGATGTGCAGAGCGTCCGGTTAGATAGCAAGCTTTTGAAGACGCTGCACCCGGATGTATATGCTGAATGCAGCAGCAAGACCACCTACAAGCGTTTCAGCGTGGTATAAGGGGGTGCAAACTGTGATACTATCTTGCATCCTGTTTTTCTTCTGGTTTTTCTCTGCACTCTTTAAGGCCAGCAAATGAGCCGCCCGGATACTTTAACGGGGCTGCACCGTAAAGCAACCCCGCCCCAGCCCAAAAGGGCAAAAATATTTTGCAAGTCCTGTTTTTAGGGCTTGCGATATGATATACTGTAAAAAAGGGCGAAAAGCCCGGAAAGAGAGTGTCATTATGAAAACCTATACAGAGCACGAAGTTAACGGCCTCAGCATTTATGTGGACGATGAAACAGGAAAAGTACATCACGCCGTAAATTGGGATAGCGCAAATCAAACAACGCTCTATCCGTATGCCTATAACACCCGCTCCCGTGTATGGGATAATGTCAGCGGGGATTATACGTTAGCAGGATTGAAACGCACAAAACGCTTGATTGAATGGCACTAATAAAATTCTCAACCCCGCCAGCGTGGACGGGGTTTTTCTTTTGCCTTGCATCGACACGGTGCAGGGCTTTTATTTTACCTTGTTGCAATACAGCCCCATATAAGCGTTTACATTGGCCTTTCCGCTACTCATGCAAATTATACCATCCAAACGCAAAAATCGTTTACAGAGCTTTACAGGGGCGTTTCCGTTGATTTGACCCATTCCAGTGCACACAATACAGCAGCCACATAAGCCGCCTATGCACCACCTGTGCCACGCTGGAGGGCATACCGTCAAGCGCAGCGCCTCCACCGATACCAGATACCACCGCCATACCGGACGCTGTACAGGGCAGGGCAGCCGCTTATTATAATAATGTATACAGGGGGCGCCGGTGCGCCCTGTTATAGATCCATGCCCGGCGGGGCAGTCCAGCAGCAGGAACGCGGCAGGCGACGCGGAACCATTGGCGGCTTGCCGCCACTTCTCTTTTCGGGCTTTCGCCCGATAGCCAATAGAGGTCAGCAATAGTCGTAGCGTTCCAGCTGGAATAGTCGTAGCCAATAGTCGTAGTTTCTCCCGGCAAATAGTCGTGAAATAGTCGTAAAGTCGTCAGATGACCACAGTTTAAAAGTACTATATATCGTATATTAATGAGCAGTTTTCTGATAGTCGCAGAGTAATAGTCGTAGCGTTTTCTTGCGAGCTATCGTCAAATAGTCGTGTGTTTTTTGTGTGAAATAGTCGTTCGCCTTTTAGGAGAAGAGAGATGCAATAGTCGCTAAGTCATCCGACGTCTCCCAAAATCAAGACGTGTCAACACACCCGTCAATTTTATTCTCGTCTAGCCATACCAAATTCGTATACCAACAGTACTTATTATAATACACGCTTATATATCCTAGTAACTATCTAGGGATTATTCTGCCAAAATAGTCTTACCATCCAATTCGGTCTGTTTCTGCTCGATTTAATTCCCAGAAATGCACTATGGTATCTTAATCAATTCATAGCATTCTGCTAGGAATAGTTAATGCAACATTTGTACATATCAAACTGACTACAAAATGAAGTCAATTCTCCATGTGAAATAGTCGTAGATGGTGGCAGGTTAGATACTGCTGCCCTTTACAGGCTAGATGCCGTTGCCGTTGGAGGTCACCCGGTCGGCGCGGTGCGCCGGACGATAGAGGGTGACGTAACGTAGAGGGCAGATGGACGGTCTGCCTATATCCAGCCAATAGAACTTGACGGCAGATGCTGGTAACGGCTTGCTCTGCTGGCTAACGGTATAGCTTTTGGAGATAGAGGGTTGTAGGGGGAAAGAACCTTTACAGGCGATTGAACTCTGGTTCACTGTACTGTTGCTTCTCTTGCTTTCTGTCAATCCACATATCAGCAAAGGCCTTCCAGTTTGTTATAGGCTTTCCGGTTTTGGTCATCCAACCTGTTCCCTCATAGTAGTTCATGAACCTGCTGGCAAGCCTATTCTCACATCCGGCATCCAAAAAATACTCGCTCACATCCTCGAAGTCCGGCGTGCTGGCGTTCCCATCGGGCGGGTCGCCCGCTTTCTTAATAACTTTTTTTCTTTTCTTTTCTTCTATATTAAGGAGGTGAACGATTGTTCCCCTCACAGGTGAAGCATCGTTCCCCTCAGAGGTGAATGATTGTTCACCTCCCTTTTCGCTCTTTGACGATTCTTTCGGCACTTTGACGTATATCTTATCGGGCTTGTTCTTTCCTTCACGCTTGCGCTCGATCAACCCGGCTTCTTCCAGCTCTTTCAGAGACTTCTTGACCCATCGTTCTGTGAATCCAGTATCGGCAGCAAGGTCTTTGATGGGATACACGATGTATACTCGCCCTAGTTGGTCAGCAAACTTTCCGCTTCTGCTTGCCCTCTGTGACGACCTTGCACGATTGAACAGGTAAATGTAAACAATTTTCTCTGTTGGGCTAACGCCAATAGTCGAGAGGAATCGAGGGTAAACCATGTACCCATTGACCTTTGTATCGGCTGTCATGTATTCCATTTTCTCCTCCTGCAATAGTCGTAGACCTCTACAATGCGCTCACAGCCACGTAGAGTCGTGCCAGAGACGTTTTTGTGTTCAGTCGATAAAGTTTGCCATCTGACGTTAAAAGCGTTTGTAGGGCTTCTGTGTGCGTATATGCAAAAGGCTACCATTGCTGACAGCCCATTCACTTAGATTCCGTATTCGCTTTCAATGTCTCAAGACCACGTTGGACGAATGAACCAGATAGGTCACACCGTCAATCTTCACTTGTAGCTGGTCGCCCTCGTAATCGTCCCAACTGTTCAATTTCCCCTCGACAATCGTTCCATCGGGCATTTTCAGCTGTGCCCATGAGTAGCTATACGTCAGGTCTACAACCTGTTTGTTGCATCCAGTCATCAGCATAATGACAGTAAGGACGGACACGCATACGGTCAAAATCTTTTTCATAGTTGTTTTCTCCTTTGCGTTATTTCTGGATGATGTTCAGTTCATCAAAAGGCTTCTGCTCTTTTTCCGTTTTGTTTCGTTCTTCCGCTAAACGCTTTTCTCTGCGTTCACGTTCTGCACGTTCATGCTGTTCTCTTTCTCTCCGCATTCGTTGAGCGTTCTGATTTGCGATGATTGCGGCAATAACTCCACCAGTGTTTACAAACATAGTCTTTTCATCCTGTATTTTGTGTAGTGAAAAATATTTATGGGGTTCAGACGGTAACTTTATTGCCTAGACACTGTTATCTATTTTTCTTGCCTATTCTACTGTGACGATACGAGCGCAGAATCGATGCTAGGCTACTATCGCTCAATCGCTTCGTATGTTTTCTCGAAAATGTCAGGTTTACACGGGTAGATTTCGCCATTTACGCCACGAATGATATAATCGCCAGTCCTTGCAATCATAGTCCCTTCAAGCGTTTTAATCTCGCACCACGCAGGGTCATCGTGAAACTTTCCGAAGTCATGCGTGATAATATCATTGCTACTTACTGCATCCCAGAACCAATCTTCTCCAACAAGGCCTCGTGCATTTAGTTTGAATGCTTCGATAACAACTGGCTTCTTTCGATATTTCATAGTCGTTCTCCTTTATGCCATATAGTCCTCAAATCGTTTCACTGACTTGAAGATTATCTTGTTGTTACACCATCTCTGCAAGTGCCGAATCTCTTTCGCTGCGGATGGTTTGTTGTAAATCATCACATAGGGGTCGTAGCCCAGATCACGAAGTGTGTAGATGCGATACAGGTCTTGTTCCAACGTGCTGTTGAAGTTCGTTAGGCAGTAAACCATGCCAATGTTTGACTTGCGCCGAAATCCCTTTGCAAAGTCCTCAAACTTGCCTTTCAAGTCATCGTTAGGGTTATCCCATGCAAAATGTAGCGTGCCAATACGCATCTTGTTGATGTCCTCAATGTCTGCTTGATTCAGCAAGCGAATGTCCAGACCTTGCGTGAAGTCGATTTTGGCGTGGGTGTCAATGTACTGCTGCATGAGATCACGCTTATCTCTGCAAGCCGTAATGTTCGGGTCTAAGACTTTGATTTCGTCCTGGCCGCACCAAAAGTCGCTTACATCCGCCACTTTTACGGAACATCTCCCCTCTTTGGCTGCAACATGACAGAAAGAACACCCTCTAGGGCATCCACGACTTGTCATGCTAACTGCGAATTGGAACTGTGGGTAAATGCTATAATCTGGAAACGATTTCTCGATTTCAGCCGGAAGGTCTACGTCTTTCGATTTATCGAATATTTCTTTTCCGTCTACTGTGCGGATTGCATATCCCGTGCCGCCTTTAATCACTTTGTCAGCGTTCAATGGTTCCGGCACATCGGGGCTGTACACGTCTGAAAAAATCTTGCTCATGTACACAATGTCATAATGGATGAAATCGCTCCACCACCATTCAACATCATCACCTTTTGCCTTGTGATAGCTTGAAATTCGCATCAATGCAAGGTTTGGGAAGTTGTGTCCGTCTACGTCAATCAATCCAATTTTCATATTATCAATCCATCCAAGTGTATTCTTGGAACCGTTGAATCTGCTTGTTAAACGTGATGGGAAGGTCGCCTATCTCGCCTTCCTTGTTCTTGCTCAGCCGGAACAGGTACTTGTCGGGATTATCACCGGACAGAAGGATGATTGCATCTGCGTCCTGTTCAATCTGTCCGCTCTCTCGCAAGTCGGAGTTGGTAGGCGTTGCTCCGGGCTTGGATGGGTTTCGATTGAGCTGTGCCAGTGCCACAACGACAATGCCTGTGGTCTGTGCCAACTCGTGTAAGGCAATGGATATAGCTGTAATGGCGGCATATCTGTCCTTTGCGCCTGTTTCGTGGATGAGTTGAAGATAGTCTACGAAAATGACCTGCGCCTTTTTACGGAGAGCCTGCGCCTTCATCCACGCCACGTTCTTCCCGGCAGCGGAGCGGATATATAAGGGCATTTTCATGTTCTTTGCCTGTCCGTCAATCTCATTCAAGCTGACCGCCTTATTTTTCACCGTGTCCAAAGGGCAGTATATTTGATTAGCCATCAGACGTGCGCCCAGCTTACGTTTGCTGGTCTCCAAGCTGAAATAGTACACGGTGTAGTCCTGCTTTGCCATGCTTGCTGCTATTTGCAAGGACAGGGCTGTCTTGCCAGCAGACGGTCTGCCGCCGATGATGATGAAATCACCCGGTGAGATGTGTAGTGCTTCATCCAGACGCTCTAGGCCTGTCTTGATATACACAGGCTTCTCGTCCATGTGAAGCACATAGTCGTTCAGCACATCCTCGTATGTCCACGCATCTTCTTCCTCAGCTTTTAGGCTCATTGCTTCGCCCATCTGCTGGTAAATGTCTGATAGATCAGAATATTCGGTAAGCTCGCTGGTCATCTGAAATGCCAGACCTTGCACACGAGTGAGTGCAGCTTGTTCTCTGATAAGCTGTGCCCAACGCTGCATCTGCTCCCTGTCAATTCGCACACACTCTGATTCACAGGTTTGTACACACGCCAAGAGCGTCTGCGCTACGTCTGGATGCTGCGTGTTTATCTCGACTATATCTATCTTACCCCTAGCCGTCCAATAGCCCTGAACAGCCGCAAAAGCGTCTCTCAGCTCAGGTCTGAACAAGTCAAGTTCAAGGTCTGGTATGATTTCATCCACAACGCCCGGCTTGCAGAGCATCAGCGCACCGATAAATACCGTTTGAACGTCCATTGTCATAGTTTAGGAAACTCCATCTCCGTACTTTGCTCGTACTGGTCATCCTGTTTCAATGCGTAAATGTCCTGCCATCCGGCATAGATGCTCTGGTCGAGAATGGCTTTCCAGTCATGCCGATCAAACTTTTCCAGCTTGTTGCAGAGCATCTGTTTTGCCCGGTCTGTCATAGGCTTCTTGATTCTTGTACGCATCTGTGCGAACTCTCGCAGGGATTCCAACAGGGCTTTATCGCCATGAGCAAAGTCGGAGAAGATGTCAGGTTTCTTCTTGACTGCGCTCTCCGGCAAGGTCTTGACGTTCATCTGACTGTCAGTTGATACAATGGGCTCATTGTCATCTGACTTTGAACTCATAGATGAGCTGACTTTCATCTCATTTATGACATGAGGATGAGATGACTTTCGTGTAGACCATCCTTTTGACGCAATATCGCTTCTTTTCCACTCTTCGTCGAGCAGATGCTTAATCAAAATGAAACAAGATTCTGCCTTTTTTGAGTTCAAAGTTGCGTCTTTTCCTTCAAAAACGTATGTACAGATTGCATCGTAGAGTTCCAACTTCTCTTTACTTTTGAGTGTGGAGATGGCTTCAAAGTAGTATCGTTGGAATGTAAAGCTGTCTCGTTTTTTGTCCATACCTATCCCCCATTAAAACGGGCACTCAGCGTCAGATTCACGCAGCCATCCTTCGCCCGGGATGTTGACTATCTCATAATACTTCCGTGCAACGTAGATTGTTTTCTGCCCGTCCTCAGCAATCAAACCGATAACAAGATAGTCACCAGCAGCCGTAAAGAACCAAGGGTTGCTCTTGTAAGTCTCGCCCTTCATCCAGTTCTTCATTTTGTTTACGGCTTTTTCAATGTCCTTGTCGGGGCAGTCTGGGTTGTCGTATGCAAAGAAATCCTCAGGAAATTTAAGCTTTTTCACTTTCTAAATCCCTCTCTTGTTCTCGTGATTCGCTTATGCGCCTTGACAGGTTTTGTGCCTTTGCCGTATGCTGGGCGGATATGCTTCGCCTTGATGTACCCACAAGGCGGCTTCGGCCCGAAGTCGAAAAGGCTCAAGTCTATAACGATGATGCCAAACTTCTTGTTCGTCATACTCAATCCTCCTTTGGCTCTTTTGGCGCATACGTCCAGTGCGTTACAATGTACCAATCATCGTGTTCCAACGGGTCGTTAAACTCGTCTCTCCACGCTTTTTTCCCAAATGCTGGCGCATAAAATCCCAATCTCATGTATTGCTCATAGTCGTTTTCGTTTTGGTAAATGCGTTTTACCATCAAAATCAGCATTGGAGCATCTGACGGCGGCAACTCATCCCGCACGGAATGCCATACATACTTGTCCATAATCAATCCTCCGTAGGCGGTTCAGGCATAGGCATCCAATGTGTAACATTTTTGAACGGGATGCACTCTCTTGCTTCACACCAACCACCGTTTGCATCATAATAGGCTACCCAGTCACCAGCTTTTTCGTCGTGAACCAGAACATAATCGCTGGCAAAATCGTTTTTCGGAATATCGGGCAATCTGTCCTTGACACTAATCCAATTATTCATGCTCATCACCTCATACCATCGGAAACGCCATCCAATGCGTCACAGTCACACCTTCCGGCAGTCTCTCGCCTATCTCGTCCCAGAACTGACCGTCTGAGTAACAGCCTAGAAAGTACGCTATCGGCGAGAATCCTCGCAACATTTTTCCATCTTTATCACTCCACGTTGTCTTAGTCGCAAGCAACAAAGGTGTTGTTCGTTCTTTCGGTGGTTCGCTTGCTGGATGCCAAAGTGTGTTACTCATAACCTGTTCTCCATCAAAGAACCACAGTTCGGGCAGTAGTTGTAGCGGTCTCGGTTGTTTCTTGCATGGCAATTACTGCACATGAACCTCGTCTTATCTTCGTCTTGCACAATCCATTCAGCGGTACGCTCTAAGGCTGTCGGGGCATCTTCCACAACGTCAATGGCATCGCCAATATCGCAAGCACGGCATCTAACTCCATTGTAGTTCTCGCAGCCATCGCAATATGCTTTCTCGATTCTTTCAATAAGTGCGTTTCGTTCAAGATATTCTGGATAATTAGCCATTGTCTTTCACCTCGATTGTTGGCGCAGTGTCGATGTAGTCAAGCACATCGTCTAGCGCATAGCCCATGTAAGCGTACTCGACAGTAAACTCTTTCTCTAATTCCTGCATCCATTCTTCAATGCGCTTCCGTAGTGCATTTGCATCAATCGGTCTGGCTTCCATCGCCCTTTCTCCTTTCAATCTCCGTCCCATACGCCGTCAGGCCGCATCTTTGCAAACGCCAGCAAACCATACAAAGCGCGTTTGGCGTTGCCCTCTGTGGCGTTCCAGTAGTCGCTATCGTCTACATCGTCACCTAGTGCGGAGATGGCCTTTTCAAGCATCGGGATGCTCTCTGCGCCTGTTTTGCCGTAGATGGAGCGGATGCCGCCATCCACAAACACTTCCGGTCGATAATAGAAGTGACCATAATTATAGGTGACGTTGAGCCACAGTTCTTTTGTTCCGCCCATAGCGCGCATACCACCAACGATAAAATGCGTACTATCTGCTTTGAGAGGTTTGTGCGTTACAGGGTCGCACAGTGAAATATCATAGCTCATTTTCTTTCTTCTCCCATTCTTTGCATCCACGTTCATCCCACACGAAGTCTGCAACGTGTTCTGATTGGTCGTTCACGCACAAGCCATCCGGCTCTGCGTACCATTTGCAAGAGCCACAGGACGGTTCAGATTTGTTCTTGCAGGATTCTGTTGTGCATCGGATAGCCTTGCCAGCGGAGAACTGCTTGATGCCCATGCAAGAGCAATGCTCGGTGGTGCAGTAGAAGTTCATTCCTCTATCTCCTTCCATCCTATAAACTCGCATACACCAATAGTGTTATTGGCGCAACGATGAATGAGAACTTTATCGCTTGTTTTGAATTTTTCGATAAATCCAATTTTGCTATCTTCCGTTTCGTTTTCAAACATCCAATCAACAATGTATTTATTGATTCTGACATCGCTTTCGTCCGCCATGGTTGCAAAACACTGTTTGCATCTATAAAGAGCGCACTTTTTCATAATCTCTGCCCTCTCTTTCTCCTTCTGTTGGCATTGAACCGCCCGATCACTCGCTTATAATCCTCATAGCACTCCGGGCATAGGTCGCCTGTGTCCCTGCGCCACGCCCAGTCCTTGAAGTATTCGTCAGGGTTTATTATCCTACCGCCCAGAACTTCTCCGCAGCGGTCACATACTCGCTTGTGGTAGATTCCTCTGTCAGTTTGCATTAGTTATCCTCCCCAACGTCCTTAAATAGGATTTCTTTGTCGGCTTTCCAGTCTTTGATTTTGCACGGAATATCTGTCCCCGGCACGGTCTTTTTCAGCCCATCCATCTGCCAGATGTTCCATGAGATTGTTTCTGCAATGCAATCAAGAAACAAAGGCATAAAACCTATTTCAAGCCGTTCTGCATCAAACCGATACCTGAAATTTTCAATCAGCGTCAGGAACAGGTTGCACCGTGCCAGCAAGAGATTGTCTCCCTGCCACTCATAGCCGTATGTCGATGCGTAAGCGCTAATTGCCCAGCACATCCACATATCGTAGTCATGGAACTGCTCTGCCAGAACATTCAGCTTTCTATCCAGCAGACCGATTCTTTCCGGCACAGCAATCATCTGCCCTGTTGTGGTATCATATCGGCTTGTCAGGAACGGTGCTTCTCCGCAAGTGACTTCAAGGCAGGTCTTGTTGATGTATTCCTTCCAATCCTCGCCCTTCAGGTCGTTTTCGGCAACGTCTGCCATCTTCTTGCAAACCCAAGTCGGTGTAAACACCTCTGCTTTCTTGCTGGTGCGCATCTTCTGGTCTGCCAGCCGTTTCTGCACACGAGGGACAAGGCGAACTTTGTCCAACTGTTCCAGTGTGATTTCATCTGCAAAGCCCACGCCCAGTTCAGGCAGTGGGTCTGTCGCCCAGATGATGTTCTTGCCTGTCGTGTGGTCTTGCAAGAGAACAGGCAGAAACGTGCGCAGGCATGGGTCGGAGAAGTCAATCAACGGGGTCATGGGTGTATCCATCGGGGTTGTTTCATTCTTTGATTTCTTTCCCATTCCATTTCTCTCCAAAAGACGTTTATGCGCTTTTTCTGTTCGATTTGTGCCAGACGAAAGCTCTCTGACTGCCTACATTTTGTGATGCCAATAATGCGGCTTGCATAGTGCTTCGGACAGCAACGCTTGCCGGGAATTGGCGGTTCATCGCAATAGGCGCATAGGCCAAGTGTTTTTCTATAAGATTTTCCTTCTCTTTCAGTTTTTTGCTTTTCTTTCGTCCTGCATTCAATGCAGGACTTAAATCCTTTTGAAACAGGACGTTTCATGCAAACGGGACATATTCCTTGCTCTTTCAGTCTTTGACGTTTTTCGCGTTGACGTAATTTATGTTTTTGCAGATAATCGGATTTTTGCTTCTCTGTTCTGTTGGCATCATGTTTTTGATGACTTGCATAATTTTTTTCTAAACAAACAGCACATCTAACTCTTCCGGGTTGCGCATCATTAAGGCAAAACGGGCAAATTCCATGTGAAACGTACCAATGATACCTTTCGCGCTTATCGGCATTTCTCCGTTTTCTTAGTTCGTCTTTGCTTAGCTTTTCCAGAAAAATCACCTTGTTTCACATTATCTACTATCCAGCCAATTCCGCATGGCTCAAGTTGGAATCCACATTTCTCAAGAATCTTTTTTGCTTCTCCGTCAATAAATTCAGGATGATTGCCAGCTTTTGTTTCCTTATAAATGCGAACAAGTTTTCGAAACGTGACAAGAGATGGAGTTTGAAAACCTCTCACTTTAATCCCATCAGTCCATGACGTAAGCATCTTGTACAGCTTTTCCATCAGCTTTCCATCCTCTCCATCCATCAAAAAGATACGCTTGGCAACGATTGAAACGAAAAGTTGGATGTTTGCCCCAGAAATGGCGATATTGACATCCGTATTCATTCCACCACGGGCAATTTTTTTGAGGGCAAATTATGTCAGCGGAAGAATCAATCTTTTTACCCTCGTCCGTCATTGAGCGGATAAAATCGCCGTTAGTCATGTTCCGTCACCTCTCTGTACTCCACGTCAATCCCCTTCGGCAAAGCCGTCTGGTACTTCTGGGCAAGCTGCTCTGCGCTCTGGGAATCACCTAGCGGCTGTTCCGGCGGCGCAACGGTAACTTCCACGTTGTCACGCATACCAAAGTAGTTCTTGGCTCGGAAAATCCACTCTGCCGGGTTCTCCTGACCGTACATACCGTTGTACGCCCACATAGACTGCATTTGCAGAATCAGCTTCAAGATGTACTTCTGCTGCAAACTGTCGTCACGGCGTTTGCCTGTCATAATCTGTCTCAGGCTAGGCCATTCGATGCCCAGCACTAGTGCAATCCATTCGACCACAGGGGAGATTCTGGCTTCGATGCAAGCGTCAAAGAAGAAATCAAGGCGTTGCTGCACTTCAATGGGGTCGTTCATGTCCACGCTCGGAAGGTCGCCAAAATACTTTGCCGCAATCATACCGACAACTTTCTTGTCTTCTTCATTGCCGATTCTTGACTGCAAATCCCCTGTGTTCATCATTTTCAGCTTCTCGATAGCCAACTCTTGCTGTTTTTTCACCTTTTTACTCACCTGTGAGCGGATAGATTTCCGCTTGTTAAGCATCTGTTGTTTTTTCTTTTCACGCTCTTTCTCACGCTTCGCAGCGGCTTCTTCTTTTGCCTTTTGCGCCCGCTTCTCACGCTTTTTCTTTTCAGCTTCGGTCAGCGGCGGTCTGCCACGACCACGCTTCGGGGGTGTTGCCATGTGTCAGACCTCCTTTGGCGGTTCTGGAAGATACGCCCAATGGGTTACATCTCCAAATACAATGTACTCGTCGCGCTCTTGCCATAATCCGTCATAAGATAAAAATGCAATTTCAATTCCGAACTTTTCTCTTTTTACGAGAACTTCTTTGTCTTTTTCTGGTAAAACTTTCTTGGCATCAAACCATATATTGGCGGGCTCAGATTTTTCCAATACGTTGGCTAAATCTAAAAACATATCTCCAATGCTGCTTCTGATTTGTCCTTGTACGTATACGATGAAGTTTTTGCTATCCAAAAACGGCTTCGCTTCATTCTTTTTGTCAACACCAACAGTTTTCCACGCCGCAATGATTGGATCAACATCAACCAGCTTCACGTTCTCACCTCTTCATCTTCTTTTCGATGCTGTCCAGCTTCCGTGCAATCTGCCAGACTGCACAGCAACCTTCCAACTGCCGCCACCAAGCGCACTTTTCTTTCTCGCATACGCACCGACCAAGTGGATTGCTGGTCATCTTCATCGGGCAGTAAAGTTCGTTTTCCATTAGTACTCCTTTTCGATATGAACCTTTGCAATGCCGACCATTGTATCATCATGGCATTCCATAATCCTACCGTGACGGAGCGACACACAGTTATATGTAGTGCCACCGTAAAAGCCGGAATTGTCAGTAACCTCGCTTGTCTTCATAAGAAGTTCGCCGTTGTAGTAAAACGGCTCTCCTTCTTTTAGCGAATCAAAACGAACTCTCTTCTTGTCACGCTCTCCACGAATTTCCATACTTATCTCCCTTCCATCACAACAGCCGTACAAACGGCCAGACACACGTTGATGAACAGCCAGACGATCATTGCCTGACGTTTTTCAAACAGGTTGTCTGCCATGTTTTTGATTGTCCGTTCGGACTGAACTACCACCGCCAGCAGGACTAGGCAGACCAGCCAGCGAGTTGCAAATTCAAACATACTAATCCCTCACTGTTACATCGAAACTTCAGTCGATGTATCTCCATGCAACGATTTTGACATCACTTGAAACCCATTCACCACTACTTTGAAACCAGCGTTTATCGTTATATCTACGGTACGCAATGTCGAGGTTTCCATTTTCAAGCTTTATTTCGACAGCCACGCCACATTGCGGTTGAGTAGTCATGTTGTTCCATTCGTTCTTGTTCCCGTTGTCTAGTTTTTCTTTGTTTGGATCTAACCAGTCATTCAATTCTTTCATGCAGGACGGACAAAGTTGAATCGGTTCTTTGTCAGCGATTATGTTTGCTCCGTTTTTTTTGTCTTGATTTTTGCGATGCCATTGAAGCCATCTACTTTGTACCCGTCAAAGACTTCTCCGCATCGGTCACACTTAAAACAAATCATGTTCTCTCCAATCTCTTTAGCAGTCCATCAACGTCATATCGCCAATGGACACGCAGCCTTTTCGCTTTAACCTCTATCCCCTCTTGCTCTGCCCACTGCCAAGGGATGCTCTTGCGGTCCTCGTTGTAACGGAACGCCAGAACCTTGCTGGCAGGGATTGCAAAGGTGCGGTTGATCGCCCTGTAATTGACTATCACATGGGCGGTCTGACCGCTGTACCCCATCGCATCCGCCATGTCAGTGATGTGCTTTTCCTTGCGGTATTTGCACTTTGCCTTGTCGTACTTGCCGAACACCTTTTCCAGAGGGATAGAGGGCGTTTCGATGGTTTTCAGTTCAAACAGGTGGTTCATCGGGTATCGGTACACAAGGAAGTCGCAGATGTTGTCAATGGAAAAGGACAGGTTTTCGTTGCCACCGTAGTAGGTGGCAGCACTGTCTTTCAGGCGGTAGCACCACGCATCGGATGGAACGGATGCTTTGAAGTCCGCTTCAAACTGCTTGCCGGTGTTCATTCGCCATACTCCGCATCGTATTCGGCTTGCATTTTGGCAAGTTTCTCTTTGAGTTCAGGGATGATTCTTTCATATCGCTGAATCGCCAAATGGTATTCATAGCTTTTGCGAATAGTTAAATGGGTTTTGGCGTCATCAGAGTAAATGTTGGTTTCAGGAAGCGATGCCAGCTCTTTTTTCAGCCATTCCAAATGGCACTCATCTTCATTGAGTGTTCTTTCCGTTCTGTTGATGGCATCTTTTTTATCAGCTTGTTCAAAAATGGAAATAAGGTAGTCATGCACAGCTTGCGCTTGCTTATCGCCCTTTTCAGCTTTTTCTGAAAGCAAATTAAGAATCCGTTTATCCCTTGCTTGCATTATCGTTCACCTCTAAATTCACTTCCGAGAAACCGCTTCTTGCCTTTTTCCCGGTGCTTGTCCTCATAATCACGGTGGTACACGCTCTGGCTGTGGTTCAGCTCATACACGAATGCCTTGCGTTCCTCGAAGTCTTTCTTCTCTGCCTTGTACTTCTCGCAGGTGTCGTGACAGGCTTGGTGGCGCGATGTGCAGTTTAGACAGCAGGTAATCATCTTTCCAAACGCCCGTCCAGCCAGATAGCGCAGCTCTTATATAAGGTAGGCGGTCAGTCCGTTTTGTCTTTGCAAGCTTGTTTACAGGCTTCGCATTTATGAAACGGCTTATCAAGCCAGCACTCAAACAAAAGACATTTAGGAAGGTCAAATTCCATAGGAGCCTTTCTTCCGTGTGTTCTGTTTCTTCGGACGTGATAATGGCAAGCCATTACATATCCATCAACATCCTCTCCGTATGCACAACTTGTTGCATCAGGTGAAACCATGTGCTTAACATTGATTTCGATTTCTTTTCTCATCTTATCACTCTTTTCTAAATTTACGTTGATTCGTTATTTTAGAACGGCAAATCTTCACTTTCCTGAATTACGGCAAAGTCGCCAGTATCAGGCGAAGAGCCAGACCCGCCAGCCAGCGTTTTCTTCGGTCTGACCTCATAGTCACCGGAACGAATCTTGTCCACACTGGTAAAGCGGTCAACGACCAGCTTTGTCTTGACGTTGCCATCGTTGCCCATGTACTCTTCCTCACGGAGAACCACACCGACCAGCTTGCCACGCAGGGTCTTTTCATCGTTGTTGAACTTGTAACCGGGATTGGACTGCTCAACAGCGGTGATAAAGCCCTTGAAGTACGGCAGCGCCTTTTCCTTGTAGCTCTTGATTGTCTTGCCGCCCCATGCCCACTCGCCCGGATTCAGCTTGCCACGCTCAATAAGGGAGGCGGTCTGCTCGCGCCAGTATCCCTTGAACTCGCCCTCTGCGACTTCCCACTCGATGTTCAGGCGCTCCTTTGCGGGTTCGTCCGTTGCCTTGCAGATACCGGCAACGTAGCCGCCAACAGGCAGGTCGCGGCGTTCGGTGGCTTCCTGCACGTCATTCCAGTTGATGTTCTTCATCTGTTACTCTCCTTTGTTGTTCGGCTGAACCGGGATGTTGTAATACTCACGGATGATCTTGTCTACGGCGGCGAGGTCGTTCTCGATCAGCGCATCGTTGAACATCCCAAGAGGGGTTTTCACGGTGTCCATCCCATCATTGCGGGTGCTGAACAGGTATCGCCCATCCTGTACAACAGTTTTCAAAACAATGGTGAAGTACCCTTCCACGCAGACCTTCTCGTCCAGCAGCTTGCCAATGGTCTTGAACTTTTCGCCACCATCGCCGTCACGTTCGCTGTGCCCGAAGAAGTAGACCACCACATCATCCGGCAGCTCCTTCGCCCGCATCAGCAGGGCGTTGAAGTTAGCTGCCATGTCGGTGAACTTCTGGTATCCGGCGACCTTTGCGTTCCGCATGAACTCGCCGGTCATAAGGTAGGTGGCATCGTCAATGACGATAGACTTACGCTTGGTGCTGTGGATTGCGGTGTCAATCTTGCCGTAGTCGTTGGTGATATAGGTTTTCATGTTGCTGCGGAACGGAAGCGGTTTGCCAAGCACGTTGATAACCGCGACCTGTTCCGGGTCAAAGTTCCGAAGCGAAGCGGACTTACCGCTGCCGGAGTGACCGTAGACCATTACTAATACTGCCATTTTTCTTTCCTTTCTTCGGCTTCATTAGGCTTCATTGTTATTACTTTGGCTTAATATGGCTGTGCAAAATCAGCCAGCCATCAGTTCTGCCAACTGTGCACGGAGGTCTTTCAGCTCTGCTTCCCTGTCCTCAATCTCAGACTGCAAGTCCTCAATCGCTGCCAGCCGGTCAGCTTCTTTCGCTTCTGCCATCTGCTTGTTGGTCATAAAGTACACGCCGTCCTCCGGCTCGGTCACGCCACCGAATCTATCTAGGTTCACGCTAATCATTCTTTCTGGGCCGTCCTCTCTGTTTTCTGTGCTCTTGGATTTGAAGAGCTGAGTACCACTGGCTTGTGTCGATTTCGATAGTAGACCACCGGTAATCGCATTCTTTATTCAAGCAATGCTTTCTGCGAATAATGCAATCGTCCTCGTTTCTAGTGTCAACGGTCGTAACACTTTCCTGTCCGCACATCGGGCATTTCACTGAGCATCCCTCCACTCGTTGGTGTGGTGGGCCACTCGCTTGATCTTACGGTTTTCGCGTTCAATACGCTCATTCTCCGCGCTAACGCCGATAATAGCGAGAATCAAAGCAGTAAAAAGCATTGAGACGGACAGCAGCGCATATCCAAGCATCCCCCAGCTATTGGAAGCACCGTTGATGGCGTTTCCACATCCAAGTGCCGCAACGGCGATGGATATGCTTATAAAGCACAATACAGTGCCTTTAACAGTTTTCATTTCTCTTCACCTCTTTTAAGACAATATCAAATCCGCTTGGCTTGTTTTCACTAATGGCAATCTTTGCATTCAAGGCCTTTGCGATTTTTAGAAGCGTATCGACCCGAACGGAACTTTTTTGCTTCTTTCGCTTGCCCAAGATGCTGTAAATCGTTGGCCTTGATACTCCCGATCTACGGCTAAGGTCGTTGATGTTGAAGTACCTGGCTTTCATTGCATCTTTCAGCGTCATGCTTTCTTACCTGTGCTGAAAACCCAGCATGTGGCCATCAGAGCGCAAACACCAATGATGTACCACGTTGCCTTAGCTCCGACCAGAAGCTCAATATGATGCACCAGCCAGAAGTTTAGCAGGAACGCTGCTAGAACCAATGCCAGGACAATGCCCCAAATCAGGGCAATTTCTACGAATGCTTTCATTCTTATCCTTTCTTTTATGAATGTGTTCCAACCGGTCTTTCTCCCGGCTGTGCCAGCGGATTTCCCGCTTGCCGTAGTATTTACCGTTCATCAGGGGCCTTCACCTTTCCCTGTGCAAGTAAAGTACTGTAATGGCCGTAGCTCATGCCGTATCGTTTTGCGGCATCGTTCATCTGTCGCACGGTATACTTTGGAGGCTCGTGCTTTTGAGGTCTCGCACGTTCTGGCTTCTGCACATCCCAAGCAATTTTGAACTCACCAGATGCTTTTAGCTCATTCAGCTCTTTTTGCTTTTTGGCTTTGTACTTTTTGGTCAAAGCCTTGTTTGCATCTGCTGCACATTCAGGGTGATACTTCTGAGACCAGACCTTCCGAGCCATTGGCTTCTTGCACCAAGCGCATAAAGCCGGTTCCGGCTTAGCCTTAATTCCTTTCTTTATAAGAGCCTGCCGTTCTCTGCGAACAATGATTTTACATTCTTCACAGTATTTCTTGCACGGATTTACAAGGCCAAGAAAGACACCGCAGCGCTCACAGTACTTTTCTTCCACGCTGCATCTCCTCTTTCAGTCTGGCTTCCCGGTTATGCCTTTCAAAGCACTGGTTCAGCATCTTTTCCATCCAAAGAAACTTGTTGGCATCGTTTCGGGACATGCCAGCTGCCATCGCCAGTTTTAATTTGCGTTTGCGGCTTTGCGCCTTGCGAAAATTCGTCACCAGCACTCACCAGCCTTGTCCGTGATGAACTTCGGGACTTCCCGGCCTGTGGCAATGCACAGTGCAACCAGCCTTTCGACCCAGATATCATACAGCCCTTCTTCGGCCATATAGCACTGGCCAAAGCTTGGCTCTCTGAAGTCGTTCCAGATCGTCAACCCAACAGCGCCATCAGTGACCGTCCAGATCATGCTGTAACCATCGTTGCACAGGCCGCACAAAATATCTCGTGCTCTGCTTTTTGCTTCGTTGAGTTCAAAAGCGTCCCAGCGCTTTTTGCTCTCCTTGTAGGCTTCCACAGCCTTGTCAATGGCAAACTTCGCATCGTCCGGGTGCTCAAGGTCTACCTTCAATGTCAAAATCTGTTTCATGTTCAGCCCTCCGCTTTCTTGCTCTTCTCCGTCTTTAAGAAGAGATTGACGAAATAGACCTGACCGATGCCAGTCACCTTTGTGGTGGTGTTCACACTGGTATGTCCGTCCGAGTGGCAGATGACCGTTTCCTTGATGGTGAACAGCTTCATCTCCATGCTGCGCTGCGTTGGCTTGTTCCAATCAGCACCCTTGCGCTTGATAAGATAACCATTCTCACGCATCCAGGCATACAACCGTTTCTCGCCGATTTCGATGCCGTTCTGCTTGAGCAGTTTAGCCAGCTCACCGACCAGGATACTGTTTTGACTGGTGCTTACTGCATCGCTGAAAATCTCTTTCGGCTTCATCCGTTCCGTGTCCGCTGTCAGAAGTTTAATCCGCTTGTCCTTCTCTTCTAGCTCTTCGTGCGCTGCGATCAGCGCAGTTGCAAGGAGCTGTGAGCGGGTAAGCTGCGGCGCGTTGTAGCTTCCGGTCTTACGGATTGCAGGAAGCACATCGTTTGTGACCCATCTGCGGAACGGTGCCGCTTCTGGCTTGTCGCTGCGGAGGATGACGTGGTACAAACCGCTCTCGTTGACAATTACCATTTCCTGTTTGCCGCCAAGGGTGTCAATCAGACTGACACCCTTTTCGTCATCATCTAATCGGTCAGCAGCCATGCGGTTATTGTTAATACCAAGCACAGCGCACACGTCTTTCAGAACAAACCACGCTTCACCGTTCATATCGACTGTGCGAACCTTGTTATTCTGATATTCAAAAACTTGAATGTTTGCCATTTTCTCTCCTTTCTTATGCTCCCGAATCCTGAATATTCAAAATCCGGCAGATGCTTTTCTTGATTCCGGGCGTTTCCAGCTTTCCTGTCTTGACCTTGAAAAGGTAAGAACGGTCAAAATATCGTCCAGTGTCCTCCTTGACTTTTTCAATCAACCAGTCATTGGTCTTGTCTTTTTGGATAAGAGCAATCTCGATTTGTTTGCCAAAGTCACACAGAGGCTTTTTTTCAGCCATTATTTCACCTCCGGCTATTGATTTTTACGCATAAGTGTAATATAATGAAGTTGCTAGAAATCATTCATTACGCCATCGCGGTACGGTCTTAGTATAATACGCTTTCGCGTAAAATACAAGGCTTTTTTAAGCGTTCGCGTAATTTCAGCAAACCTTACAATGCGAGGACTGGAATTATGGCAAACTTGTACGAAAATATTGAAAAACTCTGCAAGCAGCGTGGAGTAAACGTGACCACTATGTGCAAGGAATCGGGCGCAAGCCGTGGGTCTTTGACCGATTTGAAGAACGGAAGAAAGCAAACATTGAAATATGAAACGCTTGATAAGATAGCTTCTTATTTTGAAACAAGCGTGGATGCTTTGGTTTCTGGCGAACAAAAAGAAAGCCCGCCCCAGCAGCCGCAAAGCGAAATCGATGCAGCAGTGGAGCGGATTAGAAAAAAACTTGAATCTATGCCGAAAGAACAGCGTGAAGCGCTGATGAACCTGATCGAGAAGATGTGAGGTAAGCCCGTGTATTACTTGTTGTGTGGCTGTGCCTTTTGCTTCTGGTTCATGCAAGCCTTGTTAAAAGACAATGACCGTGTACTATATGGCAACAGCAGAAAATATCGTTACCGTAGAAACCGAAAAAAGAACTGGTTCTGACCCGGTAAAATAAAAACCCCTTGTGCCGGGCTGGTTTAGCTCTGTGCAAGGGGTTTTCTGTTATTCTAGGCCTAAGGCTTGCTCCGCTACCGGAATCTTATCAGGGTGTTCCAACAGCCATGCGATAAACCTGTCAATCTTAGCTCTTTCTTGTTCGCTCATTGTGGCATATCCTCCCGATTGGTAAGTACAGATGTTCATTTGATACGATTATACATCTTTTCGTTGTATAGTTAATACAATTTTAACAACTTCGTAAAAATCGAATGTTTTTTGCGCATCTATCGTTTTTCATCGGGAAAGCCAACGCAACAACGAGCGTCCAATAAAACCACGATGGAATTTGTTTATCCTTTATTTTGCAATGCGTCTTTGAGCATAGAGCGAAAGGGGTTTTCAGGCAACTTGTCCAGCACATCTGCTTTGACAAGTGCATTTGTGCTGATGCTGTGTGAAACATTGTTTAGCTGCACAATGGCATCGTCTAAGTCCTTCACGGTTGCCCCACGCCGTTCCATTGACTGGAGGAAAGTTTTCACTTCTTCAAGAACGACAGGGTTTTCGGTTTTATAGAATCCGTTCGTAAAGTCCATCTTTCCTCCAATCACAGTTCTACGAACTGCCCGTTAATTTTTTCTATGTTCTCTGCCGGGTCACATCCATCATCTAAGGCGGCTACGGCACGCTCTAGGACGGCTTTTGCTTCTTCGTAGGCAAACTTATCGGCATTGCTGTTTGCAAGGTTGTAGACAAGCTTTAAGGCGGTCTGGCGGGCATATGGTATAAGCATGGTGTCGATTTGGTTCATAGACTAGCCCTCCCACGGCTTTGGCGTTTTGCTTTCGGTCGGTTCAGATGCGGGCATCCCGTCAATGATAATCATGTTGTTACCTCCTGTTTGATTATTTTTTCGATGTTACAGTTATAACACAGGCTGCTGTTGGTTCTCCATAGCAGCTTTTTCCATTTTTTGGCTTGTCGAATCCAGCAGTTTTGCGGAATTTTGTTGAAAGGGCGTGAATTTATGGATGAATATTTGGTGAGAACAGCCAAAGCATTAGAGATGGCACGGATGCGTTCCGGCTTAAGCCAGCAGAAATTAGCAGCACGAATGGGAGTGAATCGTGGCACGATTGCCAACTGGGAGCAAGGTCTGGCAGCCATTTCCCTGCCAATGGCTATGCGTTGGTTCACCTGCTGCGGCGTATCGGTGGCTCGATACATGAACGCTTGCATTCATCCGGGGCTGCTTGAACATCTTGAAGATGACCTTTCCGACATGGAGAAACGGCAGATTCTCATAGATGCCATGATGGAGTGTTCTTCCTACGAGATAGATGCCTTGTTGTATATGCGGTACGGAGATCATGGTTCAGACCACATCGGTGTGCTGACGGAAGTTCTGGCAAACCTCCATACGCCATTGAAGGACAGAGTCTCTGTTTGCCGGATGGTATCGGGCAGCTATGAGATAGCGCAGGCTACCGGAACAGACCCAGACCCGAACGGAACCGCCCCGAAGATGGAGATTCTTTATCAGGCGCAGGATGCCGGAACGGAAGCGGCTATGAAGTCCAACGATTCCTATACCGTGAATCCAAATAATATAACTGGCTGATTGTCGAATTATCGCAGTTTTTGAAGAACATTTTGTCCACCTATCGGGCAAATTCGCCTTGTCAATCCGTCCCCCATAGGCTACGAATCGTTAATATTTGCACGGAATAAACAACGTAGTAGCGACAATATGTAGTTTACATTTAATCGGCTCGTCAATCCGTCCCCCATAACATCGGCTCAAAATTTTTTCATCCACTTTTTGTACACGTTAGATGAGACTAATTATTGCCGGGAAGACTTTATTCAGCAAATGGAAGGTTGAGTTATCCACAAGCTGGAATGGAAAAACAAAGAAATTGTTGAAAATTATCGTCATCGCCTATTTAACGATGATATTTAACCTCTTGTTTATTTCTTGTTTAATATATAATATGTAGATGGGGGACGAAATGACAAAGCATGGGGGACGGTTTGACAAGTCACGGGGGACGGTTTGACAACCCTATGGGGGACAAAAAGACAAGTCATGGGGGACAGATTGTATTGACTTGTCCCCCGGTCTGTGATATACTGCTTTTAGACTGATAAAGGAGGTGAACGGATGCCAAAAATATCCGACAACAACCTTGTTGAAAAAAGCAAATCCCTTGTATGGGCAAAGTTTAGGGACTACACAGCAGGCGAACTTCGGTTGCTAGAGGTTTACTTGTCAAGAATAAATCCGAGAGACCCAAACAGCAGCCGTGTGGAGTTCTCGTTGGCAGAGTACAGAGACCTGCTGGGCTTAAAAAGCCTTGATGCACGAAGGATTGAGCCGCAGATCAAGCACTTTCTGGGCAATACAGTGTCGATTCCCATTGACAAAGAGAAGGGCACGTTTGAGAGCTTCGTCCTTTTCACAAGGGCAAAACTGGACTATGTGCCGGAAACAAGGTCTTATGTTGTGGCAATCACTTGCAACCCTGACCTTCGACCTATCTTTTTTGACATCGCAGAAAGCGGCTATGTCCGGTATCGGCTGCGTTATACGTCACGGATGAAATCACAGTATAGCATTCTGCTTTATTCGATTCTTCGGGACTGGTTGAACATGGACAGCAAACCGCATGAAATCAGTCTGAAGAAGTTGAGAGAACAGCTTGGTGCGATGGAAGCGAGCTACGATGTTTACAAGAACCTTCGCAAACGAGTGCTTGATGTTGCAGTAGATGAGATCAATGCTGTGTCTGACATCGTGGTGACCTACGAACCGGTTCTTGTAGCACGAAAGGCTGTGGCAGTCAAGTTCAAGCCCAAAATTAAAGCGTCTGAGACACTGATTGAAGCTCAGGCAAGTGAAGTATCTACCGAACCTCAAAAAGCCACCAGAAAGCCCCGCAGAAGCGGATACGAGGATTTTGACTGGTCTGTGTGTGACGAGCTTGAAAAACAGGACTGCATTGACGTGGCAAAAGTGGTTGAGAAGTGGATGAAGAAAGAGCATCCTGAAATCAAACTGCCGAGACGCAGAGAAGCGGTTTACGACACGGTAAAGGCTGCGTATAAGGACATCTTGTCCTTGAGCAGAACACCGTTTCCCGACAGACCTGTTGGCTATCTGATTAGAAGTGTGGATAAGGCAGGTATTGTAGACAGATATATGCCAGCGTTCTATTCCATTGAAGCGTTGCAAGAGCAGTCAGATGCAGCACATTATGCAGAAAGGAGAAGGTATGAGACTGATTGACGCAGACAAGTTAAGGGATTATTTGCAAAACCATTACAACGAAGTTGAAGCGCTTCACCGTCCGAATGACAGCGAGTATCTTTGTGGAATTGGGACTTGTCTTGATTCTATTGACGCAGATAGCTTTGAAGCGCTTGACACATATCCGGCGTGGATAAGTGTGAAAGACGAGCTTCCATCTATTGGCGAGCCTGTTCTTGTTTTTGACGATGCGTCAGATATGATGTTTGGATTCATGTCATCCGATGGGTATTGGTTGGAAACGGGGAGCGAACTTCCTTGCAACGTGACACATTGGATGCCTTTACCAGAACCACCGAAAGAATAAAGAAAGAGTGATAAAATGGCAAAAATCATAGCTGTCGCCAACCAGAAGGGCGGCACAGGAAAGACCACCACAAGCACCTGTCTGGCTGGTGCATTGCAGTTGCTTGGCAAGAAAGTGCTGCTGGTGGATTGCGATGCCCAGTGCAATGCAACGGATACCTACGGCGCACAGACAGAGGAAGTGTGTACCCTGTTCGATGTAATGACCCGGCAAGGTACAGTAGAGGAAGGAATCCAGCACTGTGAAGCCGGTGACATTCTGCCGTCAGACAACGCATTGAAGGACATTGACGAGCAGCTTGTCCGGGACATTGGCAAGAACTTCCGGCTGCGTGAAGCCCTTGAAAGCGTGTCCGGGCAGTACGATTATATCGTGCTGGACACTCCCCCTCAGCTTGGTCTTGCACTTGTAAACGCACTGATCGCATCGAATAGCGTCATTGTTCCAATGACCCCTGACCGCTACTCTGTGGCTGGTTTGAGCCAGCTTTCGCAGACCATTGGTGACGTTCGCAGATACTTCAATCCGACTTTGAAGATTGAAGGTCTGCTTCTGAACAAGTACAAGAGCCGCGAGAACCTGTCCAAAGAGGTTGTGGAGCAGCTTCCTGTGATTGCACAAAGCATGGGAACAAAGCTGCTGGACGTGAAGATTAGACCGTCTATGGGCGTTCGTAAGGCGCAGGCAGAGCGGCACAGCCTGTTTAGCGGTGACACGGCAAAGAGTACCAGTGCAGAGGATTTCAAGGCGTTGGCGCAGATGATTGTGGATGGTGATAACAATGAGAATGATTGATAAAGAAGAACTGCTAGAAAGGCTTGATTTGTTTATTTGCGAGTATGACAGAGCGAATCAAGAAGAAGCGATAGACGCAATAAGAACCGTGATTAAATCCGTTAAGATGATGAAAGAAACCAAGCACTCGAAGTGGATTAGAACAAAAAACTTGATTATATCTTACAAATGTTCTATTTGTGGATATGAAACAGAAGTTGCACAAATGAGATATTGCCCGAACTGTGGCGCACGAATGGAGAATGTAAAATGAAGTCAACCAGCAAAAAAACATCCGGCTTGTTGGGCGGGTTTGACTTCCAGCCTGTTTTTTCGGAACAGACATTAAGCCGAAGTGAGCCAAAGGAAGAAGAAGTAAGCCAAACAAAGCCGAATAATGCCGAACAAGCACTGATTAAGCCTAGTGAAGCCACAGACAGCCATGCACAGCCTAATGAAGCACAGTTAAGCAATATTAAGCCGAAGCAAGCCAAAGACAGCGAAACACAGCCAAACAAAGCCGTAGTAAGCGAAAGTAAGCTAAAGAATCTGAAACAGGCGAAGGAAGTTCAACGTCTTATCGAGCAGGGCGATGTATCCGGCGCACTAGCCGAAGCTGGTTTGACAAAGAAAAAAATCCCGATGCCGGAATCGCATCAGGGCGTTGCAAGCGGTGATGGCAAGCGTTCTAAGCGCATTACCATCCTTATGAGCGAGGAAGAACGCAAGTACATCAACCGTGAAGCCAGACGGCACGGAATGACCATCGGACAGTATGTGTACGCTCTGGCTGCGGCGGCGGCAGATGGGAAGATTGAGTTGGAGGATTTCTTGGAGGAATAAAAAAGGACGCTCCAAAACGGAGCATCCTTTCGTAGTGATATAGGGCTTGACAATGTAGTTAGCAACGTGTATACTGTTGTTAGCCACTCAAAGGAGGGCGTAGCTGTGGCAGATAAAAGTAGAGCCGAGTACTATCGGAATCTCAGAAAAATCAAAAAGCAACTCGTCTTTATGGTAGACAAAGAAAAGGCAGAAGCACTTGATGCGAAACTCGCTGAAAAAGGGCAGAGCCGAATTGACTGGATGCGTGAAAAGATTGACGAAGAACTTGGCTTAAAATAAAGAAATCCCCTAACGCTGTTGCAACTTGGCGGGAGCATAGCGCAAGGGGATTATTCCACAAACTCACAAGAGCTGTAAATCTATTATACTACTCCTCTTTGGGTTTTACAAACAATTTTAAGGAGTAGCTATGTCTGATTACAACAACCGCATTACCAAAGAGGAAATGATTGGCAAGTTCGCTCTCAGTAGCAAGAACGGTTTGACGCAAGACGATGTTGAACTTGCTGGGATGCTTGCAGATTTCCACAACAAAGCCTATGATGGTGGATACCGTGTAGGTCAGGAAGAAGCAAGAAAGGAACTGGTTCAGATTCCGAAAAACGTACCTGTTCAACAGGAGCAGGAAGTTGTGGGCGTGTCGTTTTACGACTGCAACGGTCAAAAGATGGTGTCCAGCCGTGATGTTGCAGAAAACTTTGAAAAAGAACATAAAGACGTTATTCGTGCAGTCGAAAACATCAAAGCGCAAAATTGCGCTCTGACCTCTATGTTCTTCAAAACAACCTATACAGCCGGAACGGGCAAGGCTTATCCCATGTATCTTATGAATAGGGATGGCTTTTCACTTCTTGCAATGGGCTTTACTGGTTCTAAGGCAATGGAATGGAAGTTGAAGTACATCCAAGCGTTCAATGCCATGGAACGCAAACTGACCACGCCGGAATCCGATGAAATGATTTTGAGCCGTGCGGTTCTGATTGCCAACAAGAAGGTTGAGCAGTTGCAAAGCACGAATATTCAGCTTGTGCAGGAGAACGCCAAGTTAAAGCCTGCGTCTGACTATGCACACGCCGTTCTCATGTCGGATGAAAAACTGACCGTAAAGCAGATTGCCCAAAACTACGGCATGACGAGCCAGAAGCTTAACTCCATTCTGGAAGAAATGGGAATCCAATACAAGGTCAACAAGCAATGGATTCTCTATCGCAAGTATCAGGGAAAGGGCTATGTTGTAGGTATTCCGTTTGACATCGGAAATGGAAAGACCAAAGAGCGGACGTATTGGACACGCAAAGGGCAGGCATTTCTTTACAAGAAGCTGAAAGAAGCAGGGTATGAGCCTGTCAATGAGCAGTTGAATACGGAAATGCTGGGCGCATAAAAATTGGGATGGGGTGTCAAATGCGTACCCCATCCCTTTTGTTTTACTTATCAGCAATGCAATCCCAGTAGAGATATGCCTTGCCGTCCACAGCGTCCGTGTCCTCAAGGAACGCCTTTGCCATGTCAGCGTAGAAGCCCGGAGTGTCAACGGACTGGCGCTTTGCGACCTGACAATAATCCGAGTACATCATGTTCATAACAGCCCAGAAATCGTTCGGGTCGCAGGTGATATTGCGCTGTTTGGCAACGTCCTGTGTCTGTTCCAGCGTCCAGTGACAGCCCTTCGTGCCGTCAGCATTTACCATGCTGTCACACCATTCCTCCGCTTCATCGTGGGTGAGGTGCTTGCGTGGCATCTTGATCGAGCGGCTGTCCGCACCGCCATGCTCATACTGCCCAGACCGCTTGTCCCAGTCTCCGTTCTGCGAGAAGCCAATCTGCGGCATCTTGCGCCCATACTCTACGTCAGGGTAGCGGGGGATAGGGTAGGGGTCGATGTAGCGGTTCTCCTCCTGCGGATAGTAAGGATAACGGTCGTTGCCATCTTCCAGCTTGCGCAGACGGCGTTCCAGCTCACGTTCTCTGCGGTCACGCTCTTCCTCAAGGCGGTCACGTTCCGGCTCACGGTCTTTGTCGTGTTCACGGAGCATCATCATGCGGCGAAAATTGTTCTTGCCCATAATCTATACCTCCTCAAGAAATGGACGCAGGCGCACCGGCGTGGGAGCGGCAGAAGCAGCCAAGATACTTGAACGTGCCGGTGCCGGTCGCAGACGTTGCCACACGGGTAGCGTAGCGAGTGCGGGTGTGGATGCTCTCGGCGGTCGCCTGAGCGCAGTTGCAGTCGGTCAGAGGGTATGCGGTCGTTCCTGCACCGATGGTAATGACCACAGGGGCGTTGATGGTGGTCGTGTCCGGGATGCTCTGAGCAACTACAATGCAATAACGCTCTCCATTCTGGTATGCGCCAGCAGGGATGTTGATGGTCAACGTGTCATTGGCGAACGTGACCGCCTGACTGATGACCAAGTGCGGGCAGAGTTTGCAGCTTGTTTTGCAAGCCATAGTAGTTTCCTCCTAAAAAATCAGGGGCAGAGGTGTCTTACCCCTGCCCCGATGGTTCACCCGGTTTTATCGGGGAGTGTGTGGGTTAGCAGCCGCAGCCGCAGCAGTTCACGCCCACGTTAGGGTTTGCCACCTGATAAGCGGGAATC